AGTTGCCGTTTTCTAATTGCATTATGTGAGCACACTTATGTTCTTGTGGAATCTCAGAATGCTCAACGTTTAATATATTAGTGTCTGGATGTGCCCAGTCAATAGTAAATAAGTATTGACCTTTGTAGAATTTTTTATCTTTACCTAAAAATTTTCCATCTATACCAGCCAACCAATCAAAGCAATGCACGCTAGGATAATAGCTAAAACAGTTCCACAACTGTAACTCGTCAACTTGCATATCTGGCACTTCGGATCTAGAAAGATGTTTTTGGAAAAACGCTGAGATAGGCAATCTCCAATAGCACGCACCATTGGGTAACATGATATTAAATAAGAGTGCACGACCTGAAATAGAGCTAACACCAAAGATAACGCAGTCACGGCTATCTCCCTTATATTTTTCATCCATATCATAAAGATACTCCCTACGTATTTTGCAGTAAATCGGTGGTATATTCGCGTTGAGATATGCCATAAGTTCCTCATATTATTTAATTTCGCCCCAGTTAGGACCAGATTCGTAATCAACTTTATTAGGAACTTTTAGTTCTACTGCTTGTTCCATTATTTGTTTTATTTTATCAGCTTGTGCTTCAGATTCAATAGAAAAATCTAATTCATCATGTATTTGTATATGACCTATTAAACCTTCTTTGTATAAATCAACCATAGCTTTTTTAGTCATGTCTGCAGCACTACCTTGTATTAATTTATTTAATGCTTTGTAAGTAAATGCTCTTCTGTGACCATTGTTATGCCAATAATTTTTTTGTGGTTTACCATCTTTATCTTTTATTTGATTACCATCATCATCTAATAAATATGGTCCCATTTGTTTTAACTCTAACATTGTTTCATGATCTTCTGCAGGTACAAATGTACCCCAATCTGAACCTCTTAGTATGGGTTCATACTTTGGAAATCTACAACGTCTACCCAAAATAGTTTTTATTTTACCTCTTTGTTGAGCTGCAGCCATTACACCATTAGTCAATTGTTTTACAAAAGGTACAGTGCTATGATACTTAGCAAATAATTCTTCAGCTTTATCTTTTGTTAAATCTAATTCATTCATTAACTTACCTTTACCCATACCATAGAATAAACCTAAATTAATTGTCTTAGCTTCTTTTCTATCTATGTTTGCAAGTTCTGCTACTAACTTATGAAAGTCTGTATTAGGATCATTTTCATATGAGTCTGCAATTATCTTAGCTGATTCATATTCAAATCGTATACCATAGTGAGTAACTAATCTTGGTTCCTGTTGCGAGTAATCAAATGTTCCCCACTTACAACCTTCTTCAGGTATAAATAAACTTCTTATCAATGGCCCTGTGTCCGGATCCCTGGCAGGTATTTGTTGTAGGTTTGGATTAGCATAGCTAAATCGTCCTGTAACTGTACCACCATCATCAGATCGTATTTGATTTATATCTGCATGAATTCTACCATTATGTTCATGTTCTAAAATAGTATCAATAAATGTTGTACTGACCTTGTTTATTTTCCTAGCTTCTGCTATCATACGAACTACAGGATGATTATGATTAGAAATAAAATTTTTTGTAAATGATGGAGACTTTGTTTTTTCAGTTACGTCATAAGGTAAATTTAATTTATCGAAAACTTTCGCAATGGATCTTGCAGCCCATATCTGAGGTTCTAGGCCTGTTTCTATTTTTATTTGTTGCAATAAGTTTTGTTCTTTTACTGCCAGTGCTGTTTTTAATTGATCGGCTTTTTCTGTATCTACCCGCACCCCTAGGTGACGCATATCGACTAGACAAGGAAAAAGATCAGTTTCGAGATTAAATATATCTTGTAAATCTTCTTCAACAATAATTCTTTTTAAATGATTCCAAAGTTCTAAAGTTAATGCTGCATCTTCTTCTGCATATGCACCTACTTCACTTGCAGGTAACTTCCACATATCAGCTTTAGGATCTAATCCTCTTTCTTTAGCTGCTTTGTTTAGTAAAGACTCATTCTTACCTTTATTTAAATATACCCATGATAATGCATTCAACGTATAGTTGTATCTATTTTCATCTATTATAGATGCTGCAATCATAGTATCTATAATTAAACCATTGATTTTTATACCTAAATTACGTATCCAACATACGTCATACATTGCATTATGAAATATTTTTGTAGCAGGTGATTCACAAATATCTTTAAACCATCTTAAAACTTTATCTCTGTCCATGTTTGGACCTTCACCATGAGCTATTGGAAAATAATTTTTATATCCATCTACAGCTACAGCTATACCCACGACTTCACCATTACCAACAATAGAACCTGATCCTTTTGTTTTTAAATCAGGATCTCTTGTCTCTAAGTCAATTGCTATTTCTTCTGCTGATCTTAAATCAGGAAATTCTTTGGGTGCTACCCATTCTGTAGTTGGCATCAACATTATTTTTTCCTCTTCATATCTTTCATCTTTTTAATTTCTAATTCACAATAATGAATTACTTTCTCTAAGTCTTGTATGCCATTCTTATTCATGTAACGACACACATATTTAATAACATTTCCTTGAAAAAAAGAAAGGTCATTCTTAGAAATAAATTCATAAGGTTGAATGTGAAAGTCTTTGTAGTGACTCCCGCCTATCTGTTTATTTTGTGGAAATGCTCCATCAAACATATCTTTATCTGTCATTATTTTAGTACCTCCATTATGTTTATTACGTAGTATGTTAATATAAATGTAATCATTATATCTCTTGTTAGTGTTTTCATTTTATCCTTTATCTGTGGCAGATGTTAATTTGACCGAGTATGATTGAATAGGGAGTCGAGAAGCCAAATTAACTTTACGATGCTGCCACACACCGTTAGGAATTTTCTCTATCCCGTTCTGTTTATACTTTAAGTATAATTCTTTAAAACTTGTATTCATTTTTTCTTTTGTTTGCTTTCAACATATATAAATTATTTCTTGCACGTGTTGATCCCACATACCAAACTCTATGTTCTTCATCATTTTTACTATCACTTTTCTTTACAGATTTTTTAATTGTTCTTCCTAAATCTAAACAAAGAATTACATTATCTTCTTCTCCGCCTTTAGCTGCATGAATTGTTGATACATATATTCTTGCATCTTCATCTAAATTTTCTCCGTTATCCATCATGGATTTTATATATTCTCTGTCAGATAATTTTGATTCTTCAAATGCATCATACCAAACTACATTATTATTCCATTCATTTTTAGGTTTTCCAATAAATTCTGTTACATCTTTTATTTCTTTATCTGCTAATTCTATACCTCTACACCATGAATTGTACATAATAGATGCTTTGTATAATCTTACTGGAAAACTTTTACCTTTATTAGTTTGATAATATAAATTTCTTTTTCTTAATTCTTTTGTCATTTCTACTAACCTATTAATTGTTCTAGTTAGTATTAAATATCTACCTTCATATAAATCTATTTGTTCTAGATTATTTATTCTAAGTGATTCACCTTGATAATCTCTTGGGTAATAAATTTTTTCTTTTCTTAGACCTCTTATCTTTTCTAATGGTAATTCTGATGTTTCTTGAACTGCTTTTGATATTCTTTTTGAATATTTTAATACTCTTTCTTTACCTGGTTCTTCTATGAATCTATCTACATCTGCTCCTGCCCATGCAAATATAGCTTGGTCATCATCCCCTGCAAGATACATATCTTCAGAGTTTTCTTTTAATTTATCAAATAACTGCCATTGTAATGGAGATAAATCTTGAGCTTCATCAATAAATATAGTTTTAAATTTTGGTAAATTAGGTTTATCAACTAATCTTTTTATCATATCATTAAAATCTAACTTACCTGTAACTCTTTTATATTCTTTTAAATTGGCATTTAAGTTTTTTAATATCCAAGGTTTTATTTCTTTTTTGTTATGTTCATTTCTACCTAATTCTTCTTCAATATCTGTATCTCTATTCATAGCTCTACCAATCATTTTAAAATATGGACTATCTATGTTTAGATAAAATATTTCTTCTTTATTATATTTGTCATAATGTTTTACTTTGATATCTACTTCTTTACCTATCTTTACATAATCTTCTGGTTGCATAACCATAGCATCTGTTAATTCTAATTGTTCATATGCAAATGAATGTAGAGTTCTAAAGTATCTTAATTTTTCTGAGTCTACTGGCATTCTATCTTTAGCTACAGCTGCAGCCTTTTTAGTAAATGCAAAATAACCAATATTATCTAATGGTGTGCCCATTCTAATATAAGCTTTAGCTCTACTTATAAGTCTATGTGTTTTACCTGTACCTGGAGGACCAAAGTATTTGTAAATCATTATACAATTTCTTCTTTCTTTTTATAATCTGCAATTTGAATTACATCTGCATCATCTTTTTCTAATTCAAATAAATATAATGGTATCATTGCACAACCATTTACACCTGGATATGGTTTATCCGTTTTCTTATCTCTACCTGGAAATCTTTTCTTTTTACCAAACTGTGGTTTAGGAAGATGTTCTTTTTCTTTCTCAAACATTTTTATAATCATGTGAGAAGTTCTTGATGCATCTTTTCTCCATTCATTATCTTTTAAGTCATTATAAAATTCATCAAACACAAAGTATGCATATGTTTCATCTTTCAATACATTACCACTTTTAAATGAATTGTGTGTTGTTGCATTTGTATTGTGTATATAAAACTTTAAATGTTTCTTTAATATCTCAATAGGAGTGGTCCCTGGAGCCGGCTGCACTGTATCTTGAGTTGCTAACAATGCTTTTATAATTTCATAAAATTCTAATGCTTTGATTGGTGGAGGTAATTCATCTGCTTGCGCCATGATTAATCCTCTTAATTCTTGTTGATCTTTTATTTCATTTTTATTTCTTGCATGTACAGATACTGTTTGTCCATCGTCTCTTTCTACATCAAAATAATATTCAGGATCAGGTTTAAAATCTACTTTGACTAAATTTGTTAATCGTGGCCAACTTATTTTTTTATCAGATATAATTCCAAATTTTCTTTTTATACATTCTGATTTAATACATACTGGTGCAAGTAAATCACTAGTACAACCATAACCTTTAGTTTCTTTTTCCCAATGTTTTATTTTCTTTTCAATATGATCATCCGTCCATATCTCATCAAACTCAAAATAATTTCTTCCTGCTTTTAAAACCATTTTACCCCAGTTATCAGGATATTTTTTCTTAGCAAAGACCATATAGTTATATAAAAATCTATCTCTACCATCTGTCATTTTTTCTTTTGATAATATTTCTAAACATGGTGGACCATCTTTAAATTCTTCTGCACCGCCTGTTAATTCACTTTTAATTATGTTATCTGATATTTCTTTTAGTTTCCCAGCAGTCACTGTATTTAATTCAATACAATTTAAAAATAATTCAAAAGACATTTCATTACCTGAAGGATCTAATGCACATCTTTCATCTTTATTGAAATAAGGTAGATTGATAAAGTTACCATTTATTTTATCCCCATCTGTATTTGTTCCTAGTTTAGTTTGCTTAGGAAATACTTCTGTGGTGATTGGTAGTTTAAATAAAAATAAAACTTGTTCTAAAAAACTTTTTATTTCTTTTGCTTGTACAAATTCTTTTGTAAATAAATATAAATGAAGTCCATTACTTTTTGATCTAATGGGTATAAGTGGTAATTCTTTTTCTTGAATAATATCTAAATAATATTTTACATCTAAGTCTTTATAATTTTTTGGATCAATATCTATTGCACCAAATCTTGCAAAACCATTATCATCACAAGGTTGTATACCTATAGATCTTTTACCATTTAAATGAAGTTGGTAATCATTATCTGTAATTGGTTTACCAGACCAACCATAATCACCTGCATGAAATCTTATTTTTCCTGTATTAGGATCTTTGTAACCATTGTTTACATTACAAAAACCGTAATTACGTTTTAATCCTGTAAAATACTTTATAAAATCTGTCATATCTATTCCCTAATATAAGACTGGGTCCAGTCTCCCGAACCCAGTCGTGGCCACCATAACCTTGGTTATAGTTCGTTATACAATATCCTTAGCTTGAGAAGGTTGTTCACTCTTCTCATACTGAGGTTTTGCAGCACCTTTTGAAACTGACTGTTGTAGTTTCTGTGCTTCTATGTATAGATTAGCATCCTCTTTCTTAGAGACATCTAGGACTCTCTTGAAAGATGGTTTATAGATATGCCAGCTTTTACTTCCAGCACTTTTAGCAACAGTTTTTAAATTATAAACTGCAGCATATGTTGCCGGTCTGTATTTCCCTTCTTTATCTTCTAATCTTAAATCTCTAATAAGATTATTCAACTCTCTAGATGGAGTTAAATTTGAAGATCTCATGGTAATTACAGCTGGTCTAGGTTCTTCACCTAAAACAAAGACATAGTAGTATGCAGTTTTTTCTACATAGTTACCATTGTCTAGTCTATACTTACCACCTCTTTCTTCTACTGCATCTTTAGGTAATGTAAGATGTGTAGTGACTGGAGGAGCCGCTGTGTCTCCCATCTCCTGCCATTCTGGATATCTTATATGCGTATGTGCAATAACGACATCCACTCCTTTGGACCCATCAATCAGTTGATTAATGCCTTTTGCATATATCATACCAGGTTTAGAACCTTCGACATACTTTGCATCATTAGCATTACATTCAGGTGATAACTGATGTAGGATTTTTAAGATGGAAGGTGTGTTATCCTTACCATCTATTTCTTCGCTACCTTTCCCAGAGTCTTGTCTGAGATTAATAGCAGATAGTGCACCTGCACTATTCTTCTTAACTATAGCATCTGTATTAGCCATATATATCTCCTTATTTTCTATTTTTTATTTTCTATTTTTTATTTTTTATTTGCGTTTGATTTCCATCAAACGTGTTAAATAGTTCTGCAGGAACTTCACGACCTTTGTCTTTCCATTCCTTCATAACTACTTTGAGTGTCTGAGGATGAACCTTTTCATCTTGAATTGGTTCATAACCCTCAGACCTCGCAAGGTTAGCATATTCTGCTGCCTTGTTATCTTCGTTTTGACCAAATGATACTGTAATATTATTTTTTACAATATCACCTAAGCCATTTTCTCGAAGCCAGTTTAGTGCTTGTACTTTTTTATCAGCTTTAATTGACGCACTATAAATTTGTTTTACAGATAGTTCAGAACCATCTTTTAACTTTAAAGAAGATAAGTTCATGTCTTCCATTAACTTTGGAATAACTACGCAACTAAAGTATTTCTCATCTTCTTTTAAATCTTTAATTTGATCTTCTAAAGATTTAATTCTATCCTGAACTGATTTTAATTTCTCAATCTCAGTCGATAGTTTTTCCGGATCAATAATATCCGTTTGATTAGGTGCATCTGCACGCATATCTATATTCATAATGTAACTCCTATTATTAACTTTTTAACTTTCATGATGTAATAATAATTGCTTCAAAGCAATTTGTCAAGACTATTTTTGAAATATATTTATTTCTATAGGATAATAAGTTTTTTCTTGCCTGTCCCATTTAAGTAGTTTAAACTTACCGTTTGTCATTTCTGACGCAATTGCACAAGTTACCCCAATAATTGCAGGATCACCATTCAATAATAAATAATCATTTTCTGTAAAATCTTTTAGTTTTTGTCTGACTGAAAATATAAATGGCCCAGGTGAAAACATAATTTGTTCTAATGCTCTAAACATAATTTGTATATCACCAAATTTTTTTGCACCCATTATATTATACTTAGGTCGACCTGTTTCTCTATCAACTGGAATATCTTGTAATAAATATACTTTACTATCCATGATTGTAATTATTTTAAAAATTTCATTTGACTTTTATCTTTTTTTATATTACTATACGAAATAGAAAGAAAAGTAAATAGATTATGAATTATAAGTTTAAAACTAAGCCATACCAACATCAATTAGATGCATTAGAAGCATCTTGGGATAAAGAAAATTTTGCGTACTTTATGGAAATGGGTACAGGCAAATCAAAAGTATTATTAGATAATGCTGCAGTGCTATATGATAAAGGCCATATAAATGGTTTACTTCTTATTGCACCTAAAGGTGTTTATAAAAACTGGTATGATCAAGAAGTACCAACACATTTACCTGATCACATTTATAAAAAAATGGTGCTATGGAAAACATCAGATAAATCTAAAAAACAAAAAGAAATATTAAATACTTTGTTTCAACAAGGTACAGATTTACATATTTTAATTATGAATGTTGAAGCATTTTCATCTGGTGATGGTGCAGAGTTTGCATATAAATTTTTATCTTGTCATAAAGCAATGATTGCTATTGATGAATCAACTACAATTAAAACACCAACATCTAATAGAACAAAAAATATTTTAGCATTAAGAAATCATTGTAAGTATAGAAGAATACTTACAGGTTCACCTGTTACTAAATCACCATTAGATTTATTTTCTCAATGTGCCTTTCTTGATCCTTGGCTCCTGGGGCATGAATCTTATTGGACTTTTCGTTCAAGATACGCAAAGATGAGAAAGATAGAAGTTAATGGTAGAAGAGTTGAGATTGTTACAGGATACATGAATCTTGGTGAACTATCCGATAAAATAAAACCTTTTTCAAAAAGAATATTAAAAGAAGATTGTTTAGATTTACCAGAAAAAACTTATGTAAAACATTATGTTGAACTGACACCTGAACAGAAAAAAGTTTATAAACAAATGAAACAACAGGCTATTGCATTTTTAGATAATAAAATGCAATCATCTGCAACTGTCATGACTCAGTTAATGAGACTACATCAAATTACTTGTGGTCATTTTACTGCTGATGATGGTACGATAAAAGATTTACCTTGCCAAAGATTAACAGAGTTAATGAGCATATTAGAAAATGTTGAAGGTAAAACAATCATATGGTCACATTACACTCATGATGTAAAAAGAATTATAAATGAAATTAAAAAAGTATATGGTGAAGATTCTGTTGTAGATTACTTTGGTGAAACAGATACTGATGCAAGATCAGCTAATATTAAAAAATTTCAAACGGATGATAATTGTAGATTTTTTGTTGGTACTACACATACCGGCGGATATGGTATTACCCTTACCGCCGGTAGTAATATGATTTATTTTTCTAATGGTTATGATTTAGAAAAACGTCAACAGTCTGAAGCAAGAATTGATCGTATAGGTCAAACTAGAAAGATGACTTATATTGATATTATGTCTCAAGATACTATTGACGAACGTATCGTTAAAGCACTCCGTAATAAAGTCGACATCGCAAATACAATTATGGATGAAGACTTTAGAGAATGGATTTAAACAATCTTTATTTGTTTTGGTTTTTTAGCTTCCGGTGGATTGTACTCAAGTTTAATCTTAAGCATACCATCTTCTAATTTACCATCACTACATTCAACATAGTCAGCTAATTGAAATTGTCTTCTGAAAGATCTTTTTGCAATACCTTGATGCACAAAGTCTGCTTTCTCTTCTTTTGAATGACCTTCAATAAATAAAATACCATCTTGAATTTCAACAGTTACTTCATCTTTTTTGTATCCTGCTAAAGCAAGCTCAATAGTATATTTACCATCGCTTTCTTTTATTATGTTATAGTGTGGAAAACCAGAATTGACTGTAGATAGATAATTGAATCTATCAAACATATCATCAAAACCGATTGCGTTATTTAGGAATGTACTTAGATTTGTCATAATAACCTCCTTATTTAGACAGTTAGTTTTAGGCCCTCCTAAAAGCGACCTGAGATTAATATAATTATGATTATAGTTTTTGCAAGAGCACTAATATAATTCCTGCCATACCAGAAAATAAAGCTCCTGCTGATACTAGTAATATTCTTTCTATTCTATTGATTTGTCCTTGAAGACCGTCTATTGCATTCTGAGTTTGTTTTTGCATTATACGACATAATTTTTCGTGTGAATCTATTCTTTGAATTGCGTCTTGTTGTGATTTTCTTGCCATTAGAATGTGACCCCCGCCACATAAAGACCCCAATAGTTTGATACTATCTGACCGCCCAAATATTTCATTATGCTAAACCTCTTGATCTTAATCTAATTTGTTTTTCCTCTTCAGATAATAAAGCATTCTCAGTTGGTGTCAATCCTTGTGCTGTTAAATTGTTCCCTGGAGCCTGAATCTGTGATGTTAATACCTGTTGATTTGGCATTGGTGGTTGGCCAATGTTTCCTAAACCAAGACTTTCTGCAATACCTGGTCCTTCTTCTAAGTAGTCCGTTAAATCTAAATCAAATGTTTCACCTAAATTTAATTGTTTTAAATCTCTAGTCATGTCTCTAAGAACAGGTTTTATTTCTTTAAATACATCTAAATCTCCAAGGTCTCTTGCAATTTCACTAAATCTATTTTCAATATCTTTCGATGGAAAGTATGGTTCAAATTGACCATTTTTTAATTTTCTAAATGCTTGATCACTTAATTGTCTATCTTTAAATGTTTTTCTTAATTCATTTGTACTAACACCTAAAGTTTCTGCTCCATTTAAATTTCTAAACATTTCTTTTTGTACATTAAATCTTGCTTGGTTTGATATATAGAATCTTTCTATAATATCATTTGCTTTTACTGGTCCACCTCTTAACAATCCAAAGTAACCACCAGTAAATTCTCTTCTAGCATTTCTTATACCTGTTTGATATTCAGCAATTTTAAATCCCATTGCATCTAATGGATCTACTTTAATAGCTCTAAATCCAATTAGTCCACCAAGTTCTGGACCTATTTCTAATTCGTCACCTCTTTTAGTTGGAGTTCCAAATGCTGCTTGACCTATTCTTTGATACTGTTTGTATGATGGTGCAAGAGCTTCACCTAAATGTAAAAATTGAATTGCAAGTTTATCACCAAATGGTGTTTCATCTGTATATAATAATCTACCTTCATTAGTTCTTCCATTTCTAACAATAATATCAGTCATTGCTTCTGTCCAAATAGATTCAGAAATAAATGGATTCATAATTTCACCAGTAGCTTCTACTATACCATCTCTAAAACCTCTTAATAAAATATCATCTGACTCTTGTGATAATAAAACATTATTTAATAATGTTCTAAATGGTCTTGCAACTGTATCGTAAACGTTACTGTGACTGAAATCTATATATCTTAATGTTCCATCATCATCTCTCATTGGAAGTAATGTAGAATTTTTAGACCACTCAGGTACGAATTGTCTTAATGCTTGCATTTCATCTTCTGTAACATCATATAAAGCTTTCATTCCTTCAGTTAATGCAATTGGTACTGTAGTTAATGTGGTAGTCATACCTGCTAATCTTTTAATACCTGTTGCATACATTGGGTTATCATTTTTAACAAAAGCATTTGCCTCAATATCAAATACAATAGGTCCAACATTACTACCTCTTGTTGGTCTTGAATGTCTTAATTCTGATAAAGCCTGTTTACCAATACCTGCAGTTGTTCTAATCATTTCTGATGGGAAAGACATAAAGTTACCAATAGGAAGTAGTCTAGATGTTTTAACTGCAGAACCAACATACGCATAATTTGGTACAGTATTTTTTACAATGTCAGCTGCTTGTCTTTTTAATCCTAATAGTGTGTCATCATCTAAAGTAGCATCTAAATCTGCTCTTTTAATATTTAATTGTTTTGCTCTACCTATTTTTAATCTTTCAAGTTCAGTTAAATAATTTGTAATTTTAAATGCATCATCTTCCGCAACATATTTACCTTGTAAGAAAGAACCTACTTTTTTCATTTTTTTAAAAAATGATTTTAATATTGTATCGGGTGTAATAAATTGATTACCACCTTGTATTACATCTTTAAATAATGCAGTTAAATCTCCTATTTGTACTTGTGAATTTACAACTCCTAATTCTAAAAACTCTTGGTATAGTTTTTGCATTTCAGGACTTTTAGGTCCAAGTTTAAATACACCTGATCCCTTGAAACCTTGAACAGCATTTTTAAAAAATGAAGGTTCAATAACTGTACCATTTGCAACAGTAAACATACCAGCACTAATTAAGTTTCTTAAGTGAGTAGGTATAGATAAAATTGTTTTAGCCATTTGTGATGCAGCTTTTGGTGCAAGTAATAATGTTCTATATAAATAAGTAGCTGCAGTTTCAGCTGTTGATGCAGATTCTCTACCTCTCAATGCACCTGCTAAACCTCTTGGCACATCATTAGCATGTAACATACCTTCAGCTATTTCTTTTGTTGTGTA